AAGTTTACACACAATAGTTTTCATACCGTCAACAACTTGTGTACTGTAGTTGTCGCCATGCATGCGTCTTAGGTTATTCCAGTTCATTGCGGCTCTAACATGACCAGGCATGTTTGCTTTGCCCTGTCGCTTTTCTGCTTCAGTATACTTGGTTAGATTGTTTACACGCTTGGGAGTACCTTTTTCCCATGCTGGACGCTCTCTAAATGCTAATTTAAACTCACGTACTCTGTCATATATCTCTTCTTTTTCAGCACCAGTTAGTGTTGCCAGCAAGATTTCACTAAGGAAGTTTTGTACAACAGGTGGGGTATCACTTCGTTTTAAGTCAAGTCCCATGGCTTTGACCTTACCAGGCTTACCGCCTTGATCGAGTCTAAAACCCTCCATGTCATAAATCAATGCCGCATAACGCTTTTTCTTAATGAATAAACCTTTGGTTGCAGTAATTTCTCTACCACCTTGTATAAGGTCTCCCATGTGCTTTGGGCAATGGAAAGCCTTGGCCATAAACTTAGGAAAACTTTCATTTAATTGCTCTGCTATCTGATCGTAGAGTTCTACTACAATGTCTTTGTTCCATTCCATTTTGCCTGCTTCGACATCGTCTTTAACTGCGGGCCACATAGTAAAGTAAACAGAGTCTGTATCACCATATATAATAGATTCACCTGTGTGATCGTACACACCCATGATACATTCATTTGTGTATGCATCCATGTGTTTTGCAATACTTCTACCAGTTAGTGTAGTCGATTGTCCAATACGTTTGTCAAAGAACCTACAACCTGGATTAAGAATAGCACCATACAAACTGTTCAAGTTAATCTTCTTAACCAACTGACGTTTGTCCCAGAATGCAATGTCTTCTTTGTCAGTTGCATCTTTCTTTTTTGCTTGTAGTTCTTTACGTTCTGCATACCAACGCTCTAGTAAGCCTGGGATAATACCTTTCTTCTCGTAGGTAAAGATAGTGCCGTTTGCACTAAGTATCCAACTGGTATTACTGTCAAACAGCATCTTCCAGAGCTCTGCACCTGTGTGTACAGTACTTTCACCGTTCTCCCAGTCTACAGTTATCTCTGTGCCTGCCTGCATTTCCATAACAGCAGTATACTCTAGTGTTGCGAATAAACCGTCCCAGCTGTCTGTGAAGCTCTTACCTGATTTGCGTTTTTCTGACAAATAACTGTCAGTCATAATAGGACGTAGTTGTCCTACAATAGTTTCTGGTCCCATGTTTAGGGCACGAATAGCACTAGGATACAGACTGTTAATATCAATAGCACCTACCCAGTCGTGCATGCCTTTCTTAGGATGCGCAACATAAGCGCCAGCAGCCTGTGTGGTACCTTGATCGTCTCTGTTTCTATCAGGAACAATCATGTCAAGTTGATGTGCTTCGTTAATAATTGCTTGTTCTGTAACAGCCACAGCACCCATTGTTGTTGGTAGTAGTACTGTGTTATCATGTGCAAGTTCGTTTGCTAGATCCAAGAACCTTAGTTTTTGATCTAGTTTGTGCAGTAGTGCAGTATCCTGTCTGTTATACTCAATAAATGTTTTAAAGTCCTGATTGTATAACTGGTCCAGCGTACCTTCGTATGCTGTTTTACGTTCACCTAGTTCATGTTCGCCAATAGCATCTAGCGAATAACTGTGACGTTCCTCGTAGGTATATTTGCGATAGAGTTGCATGTAATCCATGTGTACTCTACCAATAAGATCAAATGTTACATTCTCTGCACCAAAACGTTCAAATGTACGCTTCTTAGGATACTGACCCCACAAACAAAAACGTCTTGTGTCGTCTTTACTGAGTACTCTGTTAATACGTAGTACTGTGTAGGGAATATCATATCCTTCACTGTTCCAGCCACTTAGGATGTCTGCATCATCAATTAAATTTAAGAACTGATCCAACATGTCTGCTTCTTTCTCAAACATGAATGTGTCTTCAAACTGGTCTGCAACTGCTTGTGCTTCTTCCCAGCTCATACCTTTAGGAGGTACAGCAAGTGTAATTAACTTGCCTAACCAGTCCAGATATACTGTAATTGCTGTAATAGGATTAAAAGGATCATCAGGCGGACTAAATCCTCTTTTAGGATCAAAGTCAACCTCAATATCGAAAAAGCATGTATGTAGTTTGGGAGCATCTGCACCCAAGTAGTGATCTTCTAGACATCTGTATACAACGTTGATGTCTGATTCCCATAGTCTTTTGCCACCACCTTGTATCTTTTTTTCCTTGTGGAACTCTTTGCCATTACGTGTAGCAAACCTACTTACTGGTGTACCATAGATAGTTCTGTGTTTGCCTTTGGGATCGTCGTAATAGAATACATAGTTGGCAGGAAACTCGTTGTAGAGTCTATCACCGTTAACACGTTCTACAACATGTATCCTGTCTGTGTCTCTGTCATGTAATGCGTCTATGTAACTCATATGTTTATTATACTATAATCAGTGAAGGGAAGTCTATCGAATAAGTTTTCATTTCTTTTTTTGTCCAACATTAGTACGTGCAGAATTGTGTCTTTAAACAAATTACAATTATAATTATCTGTTGTGTATTGTATCAAATGATCTAATAGGTGATGGTCATGGTGGTAATTTTTTAATTCATCCAAACAGTCAATTGCTTGTTGCTTGTATCTTTCATCTATAGCATTTAGTGACAGATGCGGTGGGTAATAAAGATTGTTTAATTTTATGTTAAAATCTTGAAGTTCTTGCATTAGATTTTTTAACGTCCAAATGTTGAGTAAACTTACTGTTACTGCAATGGTTGTTTCTATAGGCCAATGTTTCATAATTTCCAAGTTTTGCTTAACCTTATCCCATTTGCCGCCGTGTCGGAGTATATTGAATTCTTCTCCGACCGCATCAATACTAAGCATTAGTTTTACATGTTTAAACTGTTTCCATATATCAATGATGTTTTTATCTTTAAATTTTGTTACTGTTCCATTGGAATTATAGGATATAACAATGTTTTTGCTGTAGCCTTTTTCTATTAATAGTTCTAACAGTAACCAGTGATCAGGGTTGAGCAACGGTTCTCCGCCGGTGTAGTATATGTACTCTAGTTTATTGTTGACAATTTTTTCTAAATACTGCTCAATGTCTTGCTTAATTATAAAGTCTTTGTTGCCTAATTCTTTATTGAAAAGACTACTGTATTCTGGACCGCACATTCTACATTTCATGTTACAGAGATTTGTATTACGCACATCAAGATATCTGTATGACCTGTCGTCGTACGGTTTAAAATTTTCCCTCATACTTTCTAAGTTGTTTTTCTCAGCATCAATGCAGGCCTGGCAAGCAGGTTCGGGTTTGCCTGTCCTTAAATCTGCAAACGGATCGTTAAATAATTCAGATATAGGTTTTCTGTAATCGGTTGTTACAAGGCCACATGGCGCAATAGTTCCGTCTGGATGAAATGCTACACCGTTTTCCATTAAGCCGCAACGCCAAGACATATTACCACCATCCTGATGCTACACCATATCCGAATATGTTAACACATGCAAACCAGCTGGTCAACAAAAACGGAAAAGGTAAACTTCTGCGTAAGTATGCAATTGCACCCGAAATACATCCAACAAAGAACCCAGGATACACTATCAACATGTTGGGTGCGTCTGCTGTTGCGGCTAACAACGCACTGGAACCGACAGTTGTAACGAAACTGATCAGCTCAAGATAAAATGCCGTGCGGTCACTGGTGTAACTGTTGACCCAAAACTTCTTTATGTTTTCCAATTAAAGAGTACGGCCAACAGTTTCAAGAATTGTGTTTAGATCTTCGTGATCAGCGTTTTCATCTGTGAGTTTGGATTTGTATGCAATACGCACAGCCTTCTTGAGAATACTGGGTTTGATTTCCATTTCTTCTGCAACTGCTTTGATAGTATCACTTAGTCCTGCGCTAAGATCTTCAACTTCTTGCATTACTGCAATACCTTCGTTAACAACCTGTGTGAGTTTTGCTTTTTGCTCTGAACTGAACATTCTTGATGCCATTATTGATCTCCTGTTAGTAAAGTATAGTATTATACAGTATTGAAACTAAGAAAGCAAGTTGTTTAGGAATTATCTGCCTTGACCGCGATATGCTTTGTACCCTCTACGTTTGTGTTTGTTCATCATACACAAAGATACTCTGCGACTGTTACCTTGGCTAGTTTTTTTATATTTTGAGTTGGTAGCCCACAGCTCAACTGCTAGTTGTTTGATTTTTGCCATACTTGTCTCCTTGATACTTTATTTATTTTTTATCCAAGGTTTTGTATTGCCATTCGTCTGAGTGACCTACACTCCATTTTGGAGTTGTTTCCACTTTGTAATTTTGACTACAAACTTTAAAGTCTGGGGTCATCAGTTTCTCTGGTATAAGACTTTGGTCACGCCAGATAACTCTATTGTTTGGCTGTGCGGCAAACTGCCCATTATCCAGTTTGATTACATTGAAACTTTTGTGCTCTGGGTCATGTTCTGAAAAGTTTGTATCCAGTATGCTGATATCTGCATGTGCGGTATCTACAGTAAACGCATATTCACCAGGATGCATCTGTTTGTCTTTGCCAAAGAACTCACATCTACTCAACAGTGGTTTTTGTATTACTGTCAAGTAATAATCAAAGCAGTCCCATAACTGTAGTGTATCCAAACTTAGTTGTTTATCTTTATCGTAGTCCTGTTTCCATACAAATGCACTCAACGGAAGTTTGTCGTACAATGCTCCGTAGTCTGTTAACAGTGTTTCAAAGTATAGAGCTTTTGCTTGTATGCTTTTTATGCTGATCCAGATACCCGGAGTAAGTTCTCCGTGGCCTTTTTGATGATCATACAAGTATTCTTTTTTGATCCACACTGGGACCGGTGGTAATGGATGTACTAGAAATGCCATATGTTTTTAGTTATTTGATTTAGGAATTTTTGGAAGCCTGTTTCTACTACTCGCATCATCACGTGTAGCATTCTTGATTATGTCTATTACGGTCTGCTTGGCAGTATCTTTGACTTTGCCACCTTTAACCATGTCGTACACTTTCTTACCCTGACGTATTACACCAATTGGGTTTATTGGTTGCTTTTCTGCAGGAGCATCGTGCGTAGGCGGAAGTGCTTCTTTCATGCTACGTGTCTTGGTAGCAACGTTTTTGGCTTTGCCTTTACGCTCTGGATTTGGATCTTCTCTACGCTTTTTGGCCGCACTGCTTGAACGACCTTTCTTGCCTAGAGCTTGTGCTTTCTTTTGTGGTAGACATTTGGGTTTGCCTTCTTTGCTACTGCCTCTTGCACAGTCTCCACGTATCTTACCATCTGGTCCGAAACGTA